TTAGAAAATGTTTTAAACGACTTCGGTTGGAGTAGGGAAGCTAGAGCTGAATTATTGGGTTCGCTTATGGAAGCACCTAAACAAAAAGGCGATAAGATAGATCCAGAAACTAAGGTAAAATATAAAGTAAAAGACAAAGATGGTAAGGATGTCGATAAGGAAACTACTTACAAATCTGCTATAAGTAGAGAGAAAGACTCTTCAGCGTATATTGCAGCAAAAGCACTACAGGGAGATGGTGGTGAAAAAGATGATGGTGAGAAGTTAGATACTGGACCTGAGTTTGATAGAAAAAATAATTCCAATAAAGGTATTAATCCTAGTTACGAAAGACCTGTAGGAGACGATGGTAAAGATGATAAGGATAAGAAACTAAATATTCAAACACCAAAGGAATTAGACACATTAACAGACCAACGAGATAAAATTTTTACTGGTGAGACAACTCCACCTGGTACTGGTGGTTCTGCAGTTATGGAAACGATAGGTGGTGAATACTCTGAACAACTAGCTAACGGAGAATATGAAGGTGAAACAGAAGATGAATTTGTCGAAAGACAGATGAGAGATAGGGGAGATAAACCACCATTAAATACTTTGTCCGAAAAAGACCAAATAAAGTGGTTAAAAATTTCTTTTAAAAAAGGTAAGAATGATATAGAATCTTTGAAAGGAAACGCAGAACACGACTATGGAGAACAACCAAAAGGTTTTCCCAAAGCTGCATCAGGTGACGCAGATACTGCGGAACCAGTACTATCAGCATTAGAAAAAAAACTAGCTAATGCTAAAACTGAAGAAGATAGAAATCATTATGAATATCAAATTAAAAAATTCAAAGAACGAGTTAGACAAAAAGGTGAAAAGGCAAGTGGTGAAAAGGACTCTGATTCACTTCTAATTTATTATGATTCAAAAGGTAGATTGAGAGTTCACCATATTTCAGATAAGAGTAGCTTAAATGATACTTTTATGAATAAAACAATTGAAACAAAACGAGTATCTCACGAGAAAGCATCGGAGACCGTTGGTAAGGATATGGGATTATCCAAAGAAGAAACAGAATCAATTTCAACATCTATTAATCTGAAGGAAGAGGAAGTTGGTGAGGATGTAAAAAATACTAGCAAATTACCACATAAGACACTAAAAGATAAATCCGATGATGAAATTAATGAGGGTGTAAACAATGGTCTTGGTGGAGTTATGGGCAATCTTGGTTCTGGTCAAAGAGGTAGAAGGGATTACTCACAAACCATAAATGGTGAAATTAAAAATGCAAAATCAACAAGGTCAAGTGGATATGCTTTAAAACAACAACTTGATGAAATGGGAGCTGAACCAGATGAAAATGGTAATTATTCACAACAAGATCTTGCAATGGCAATATTAAGAGAAGTAAGAGATAATCCAAAATCACCTTGGCGTAAATATGTTGATAAAATGGGAACAACCATCGGCGAGACAAGATCGGTTGCAGAAATAGTTGAAAGGGGAGTTCGTAAGAAAGCCGAAAAAGAAGACCCCAAACCATCAGAAAAAGAAATTCAAAATAGAATAAATCAACAAACTGCGGAAAGAATGAACGGTGAAGGTAAGGATGGTAGAAAGCAAGATTCATCAGAACCTGCAAAACCATTAACACCAGAAGATGTTGCAAATATGAGAAAAGAAGGTGGTATAATGGATGAATTAAATGATATGAGTAGAACTATGAAAGATGCAATGGGTGCTGCTCATAGAAAAATCAAACAACACATTTTAGAAGAAGATAAAGAATTAGGTTTTCCTGATGATGATGGTAAAAATGGTCCTCATGCACAAACTTACATAGAATCTTGGATGAATGATATGCATTTTTATAGACACTTTGACGGTCCACCTTGGGAAGAAGATGGTGATGATAATGGTGATGAAGATGGTTCAATAAATGTTGGTGGTAAGAATTTAAAATCAAAGGCCATTGTGAATTGTTTCAAAGAACAAGCTGGTTATCCAGGTAAGGTTGATACAAAAGAAGATAAAAAGAAATTTTGGAAGTGGATAAGAGAAAACACGAGGATAAATTCTGAAAATGATTCTGTTACAATAGATACACAAGATGGAAATAAACAAGTAGGTAGACAGAATTATCGTTCCGCAGGTTCAGGAGTTCAGAAAGTAACTGGTAATTTTGGTAACGATATTCAAGCATGTGCTAAGAAAAAATTAGCTAAGAGTGGACAAGTTTAATGAAAACACAACTACTCTGCACATTCACTCAAAAAGATAAGCTAGAAGATATTCTAGGTCTTATCATTCTATGTAACGATATACTATACGAAAAGGTATATGTGTTTCAGAATGGTAAGGATAGAGACCAACTAATCTGTACATACAATGTTGAGTATGATGCTGACAATCATCCTGATGATATTCCAAATACCATCTCATTACATAGAAAGAAACAAAGTAATACACTCTACACAATCAATGCACTCAATGAGGTAATCAGAGAACTCAATGGTGGTGTGTTAGATAAGAGGTTTCCTATCCCGTGGGAAGAATATCAAAATAGTTTATTGCTCACTAACGATACAGGATTGAATAAGATACCAACCAGAATACACAGTATAGTAGACATAAAAGATTATCAAGAAAACTAAAAAATAATTGTATTTCACTATTACAGGTGATATATATTATTGGTTACAGAATGATGTAACTAACAAATAAATAATAACTAATAAAATAAGGAGATTAACAAATGGATATTAATTCTATTCGTAGTAGGCTTAATCAGCTACAAACCACAAACAATCGAACTTCAAATCTTTGGAAACCACAACCTGGTAAACAGGTTATTCGTGTTTTGCCATATAAGCATAATAAGGATAATCCGTTCATTGAGTTGTTCTTCCATTTTGGTTTGAATAACAAAACCTATCTTTCACCAATTACATTTGGTCGTCCTGATCCAATCGAAGAGTTTGCACAAAAACTTAAAACGAGTGGGAACAGAGAAGAGTATCAGATGGCTCGTAAATTAGAAGCTAAGATGAGAACCTTTGCTCCTGTTATCGTTCGTGGTGAAGAGACTCAAGGTGTTCGTTTTTGGGGTTTTGGTAAAACAGTCTATCAAGAATTACTTTCTGTTATTGCAGACCCAGACTATGGTGATATTACCGATCCAGTAAGTGGACGTGATGTATCAGTAGAGTTTATTACTGCAGAAGAAAGTGGTGCTTCTTTTCCTAAGACGGCTATTCGTGTTAAACCTAATCAGACTCCAATCGTGGAAGATAAGGCAAAGCTAGAAAACCTCTTGGAGAATCAAAAAGACATAACCGAATTGTACCAAGAACTCTCATACGAAGAGCTAACAGGTGTTCTTAACCAGTGGTTAAATCCTGATGGTGATGGTGCTGAGGAAACAAAAGAAACTGCTCCTGCATCTGCAGTTGCTGCTGAGTCAGCAAAGGTTGAAGATGCCAGTGCTGCTTTCGATGAGTTGTTCAATAAGTAAATAAAACATAGTGGGTGTTGAAGCCAACACTAATAAAACCGAGTGTGTGTAAAAGCCGGACACACCCACTATTTAATTAGGAGAAGTTATATGTCAGTTAAAGACGATTTAGCTGGAGTTCTTGCCGACTCTTTAAATAAGAAATTCAAAGATTATAAGGTTGCTTATTTTTTAGATGGCGCACAAGAAACACCAACAGATATCAAAGAGTTCATTTCAACAGGTTCAACAATGTTAGACTTAGCAATTTCAAATCGCCCTAATGGTGGTATTGCAGTTGGTAGGATTACAGAACTAAATGGATTAGAGAGTAGTGGTAAATCCTTAGTAGGTGCACATCTACTTGCAGAAACTCAAAAGAAAGGTGGTGTCGCTGTTTATATAGATACAGAGACTGCCGTAAGTGAGGAATTTTTAGGTGTTATAGGTGTTGATATAAATAATATGTTATATCTACATTTAGAAACCGTAGAAGATATCTTTGAGGCTATTGAAGAAATCGTAACCAAAGTTAGAGAATCAGATAAGGATAGGTTAGTAACCATCTTAGTAGATTCATTAGCTGCTGCTACAACTAAGGTTGAGTTAAATGCAGACTTCGATAAGGATGGTTGGGCTACTTCAAAAGCTATCGTAATATCTAAGGCTATGAGAAAGATTACTCAGATGATTGGTAGACAAAGGGTAGCTTTGGTATTCACAAATCAGTTAAGGGTAAAGTTAGGTGCTATGTTTGGAGATCCTTATACCACATCAGGTGGTAAGGCTCTTCCTTTTCATGCATCAACTCGTGTAAGATTAAAGAACAAAGGTCAGATAAAAGATACCAAAAAGAATGTTATTGGTATGACTATTCTGGCACAGGTAATCAAAAATCGTTTGGGTCCTCCTCTTAGAAAAGCAGAGTTTCCACTCTACTTTGAAAGTGGTGTAGATGATGAAGGTAGTTGGTTACAAGTTCTTAAAGACCACAACTTAGTCAAAGTTGGTGGTGCTTGGTATACAATGAAAGATCATGAAGGCAATGAGAAAAAGTTTCAATCTAAAGAATGGGCTACTATGCTTGAAGATGAAGAGTTTAAGTCTTATTGTTATCAGATGATTTGTGATAAGGTTATACTGAAATACACAAAAGCTGATTTAGGTATCGATGATGTAGTAATTACAGAAGAGGTGCTAGGTGACTAATGCTAGATACCTTTCGATACTTGAAGAGATAAAAAATAAAGGTGGCAAGTTAGACTCAGAAGAACCTGATGACAAGGTACTGATTATAGATGGGC